CCACAAAAAGTAAGGAGGCTACCATGCCAAACTGTTCAGGTAAGCGAAAGAAGAAAGGCAAGAGCAAACCCAAGGGGTACTAAAGATGCCTAAAGCTAAAACTAAGAAAGCTAACGACGCTTGTGCAAAAAAGGTCAAGTCCAGATACAAGGTCTGGCCTTCTGCATACGCCTCTGGTGCTGTAGCTAAATGCCGCAAGGTCGGCGCTAAGAACTGGGGTAACAAAAGTGGCCGTAAGAAAAAGTAAGAAAGGTGCTGCCCTCAAGAAGTGGTTTAAAGAGGAGTGGGTAGACGTAAAGACAGGTAAACCCTGTGGGCGCAAGTCTGCAAAGAAGGGTGAGTCTAAACGTCCGTACCCCTCTTGTAGGCCTAAAGCAGTTGCAGCTAAGATGACTAAAGCTGAAAAAGCTTCTTCTGCACGACGTAAAACAGGACCCTCTAAAATCAAACATGCAGTCACTGCTTCAGGTAAACGTAGGAAGTCTACAAGAAAAGCTTGACAACTGCTAAAAAGTATGATATAATAAAACTATAGTTAACAACATTAGAGGAAACTATGACTCCTGAGCTTGAAACCTACTTCGACAACTACTTCGAACTCTTCAATTCTGAAGGTTTCAAACAACTCTTACAAGAGTTATCTACAAACGCACAACAGTTAGCTGATATTCAGTCAGTAAAAGACTCCGAAGAACTATTCTATCGTAAGGGTCAAGTTGCTGCATTAGCTACTGTAATTAATCTACAGGCTACTATTGAAGTTGCTAGAGAGCAAGCAGAAGTAGAAGAAGAAGGCCCAGTAGATGTTTAAAATCTATGACTTCCGTTGTACTAACGGACATGTTTTTGAAGAAATGGTAGAGTCAGGTATCACAACCAGTAGGTGCGGTTGTGGTGCCAACGCTACTAAACTAGTATCTGCCCCATCTTTTCACCTTGAAGGCCACTCTGGGGATTTTCCCGGACGCCACATGAAGTGGGTGAAAGAGCATGAAAAAGCAGGTAGAAAATAAAGTCTCCACAATGATTATAATCACGGAGTTTAATTATGTCACGAGCACAAATGCTTGATCCACAACCTGAACAGGAAAACGTGGACACCCTTGAAAACGAAGTTGATGAGATTCAACAAGAGCCAGAAGCCCAAGTTGAACAACCTCAAAAAGAACCAGACCTACCAGAAAAGTACCAAAATAAATCTTTAGAAGAAGTTGTACAGATGCACCAAGAAGCTGAAAAGCTTTTAGGTCGTCAGTCTTCTGAGGTAGGTGAACTTCGTAAAGTTGTAGATGATTACATTAGTACTCAAATACAACCCCAAGCACCTCAACAATACGTTGAGCCTGAAGACGATATAGACTATTTTACAGACCCTCAAGGCGCAGTTAATCGTGCTATTGAGAATCATCCTAAAATTAGAGAAGCAGAGCAGTACACTGCACAGTACAAAAAGCAGTCGTCACTTGCAACACTTCAGTCTAGACACCCAGACATGCAAGACATCTTAAGTGATGCTGGCTTTTCTGAGTGGATTAAGGCATCTAAGATTAGGACTCAGTTGTTTGTACAAGCTGACCAACAGTACGACGCAGACGCTGCTGACGAACTATTTACACTCTGGAAAGAACGTAAGACAGTTGCACAGCAGACAGCCAATGTTGAAAAACAGGCACGTAAGCAATCACTGAAAGCAGCAAATACAGGCAATGCACGAGGTAGTGCTGAAGGTAGTCGTAAGAAGGTATATCGCAGGGCCGACATTATTAAACTAATGAAGAATGACCCTGACCGTTACCAAGCTTTGTCCGATGAAATCATGGCAGCTTATGCGGAGGGTCGAGTCAAATAATCTAGGAGATTGACATGGCTACTGCAACATATCCCGGCGCAGGCGGTAATACTGCGAAAACTGAAGCGGCTACTTTTATTCCAGAAATCTGGAGTGATGAGATTATTGCTGCTTACCAGAAGAATCTGAAGATGGCTCCACTTGTCAAGCGTATCGCTATGAACGGCAAGAAAGGCGACAAGCTTCACATTCCAAAGCCAACTCGTGGCGATGCAAATGCTAAGGCTGCTGACACTGCAGTTACTATCATTGCGAACACTGAGAGCGAACTGACTGTTGATATCGACCGTCACTTCGAATACTCACGTTTGATCGAAGACATCGTAGAAGTACAGGCGCTTTCTAGCCTCCGTCAGTTCTATACTGAAGATGCTGGTTATGCTCTTGCTACTAAGATCGACACTGACCTGCACTCTTGCGGTACTGGTTTTGGTGACGGTGGTTCTGTTGTGTTCGGTGCTGCTGCTACTGACTACCAGCACAGCGGTTGCTTCTTCAACGACGGTGGTACTACTACTCAGTACACTGATGACACTATTGTTGCTGGTGACGTGTTTACCGATGCGTTCTTCCGTGACATGATTCAGAAGCTTGACGACAACAACGTACCAATGGAAAGCCGTGTACTTGTTATCCCACCTTCTGTTCGCAACACTATCATGGGTGTTGACCGATACGTGTCTTCTGACTTTGTAACTGGTCAAGCAGTAAGCTCTGGTCTTATCGGTAACTTGTACGGTGTAGACATTTATGTCTCAAACAACTGTGCAACTATCGAAGCCGCAGCAGACAACACTGCATCTTCTGTTGATACTCGTGCTGCACTCTTGTTCCACCGTGACGCTATTGTCATGGCAGAGCAGCAAGCTGTTCGTTCACAGACTCAGTACAAGCAGGAATACCTCTCAACTCTGTACACGGCTGATTGCCTCTACGGTGTTGAAGTATACCGACCTGAAGCTGGTTTCGTACTCGCAGTCGCTGAGTAACGATCTTAGGGGGTCAGCAATGGCCCCTTTTCCTTTTCTTTTGTAGGAGCTTTTGATGGCTTTATTTCGTGGCACAGGTGGATCTGGTGATGCTAGTACAGATACTTATGCGTCTGAAGTAGCTCTAGAAGCAACTAAAGCCTCTACAAAAGCAAATGAAGCTGCGGCGTCTGCTACGTCTGCGGCTAATGCCCAAGCTGCTGCAGAGGCTGCTCAGGCTTCCGCAGAGACTGCACAAGCCAATGCTGAGACCGCAGAGGTAAACGCAGAGACAGCGGAAACTAATGCAGAAACTGCAGAGAACGCTGCGGTTGCTGCTCAAACATCTGCAGAGTCTGCTAAAACTTCATCAGAGACAGCTCAGTCAGCAGCAGAAGTAGCTAAAACAGCGGCTGAAACTGCAGAGACTAATGCAGAGACTGCAGAGACTAACGCTGCTGCTTCTGCTACTACTGCTACTACTAAGGCTGGTGAAGCATCTACGTCAGCAACCAATGCTGCCTCTAGCGCCTCCTCAGCGTCCACCTCAGCCACAAACGCAGCTACTAGTGCTACTGCAGCGCAAACTGCACAAACGGCTGCAGAGGCTGCTCAGACGGCTGCTGAGGCTGCTCAGGATGCTATTGATGGTTTATACCTTGGAACTGCTTCTTCTAACCCTACTGTTGATCTTAACGGCAATGCAGTAACTGTAGGCGACTGGTACTTTAACACTACTGACAATACTACACGAATTTACGACGGCACTAACTGGAACAGTATTAATCCTGATCTTGTTGGCGACACTAGCCCACAACTGGGCGGTGACTTAGACCTAAACAGCAACGACATTACGGGTACAGGTAACGTCAACATCACAGGCAACGTAGTACTTACAGGTACTGTTGATGGTCGTGACGTAGCGGCAGATGGCACTAAACTAGATGGTATTGAGGCTAGTGCTACAGCAGACCAAACAGCCGCAGAGATACGCACACTGGTTGACTCCGCTACCGACTCCAACGTATTTACTGACGCAGACCACACTAAGCTAGATGGGATTGAGGCTTCAGCAGACGTAACAGACACAGCCAATGTAACAGCGGCTGGTGCCTTGATGGACTCAGAGGTGACTAACCTTGCACAGGTTAAAGTTTTTGACTCTGCTGACTACGCTACTGCGGCGCAAGGTACTAAGGCTGATACGGCACACGGCTGGGGCAACCACGCTAGTGCTGGCTATTTAACTAGCTTTACTGAAACTAATGACCTGTCTACAGCAGTAACATGGGCTAACGTACCGGACGCTAACATTACGCAGTCTTCGGTGACACAACACCAAGCGGCACTGTCGGTTACTGAGTCACAAATTAGTGACCTTCAAAGCTACATAACTGGCAACGAAACCATTACTCTGACTGGAGCTATCACAGGCTCTGGTACAACATCCATTGCAACTACACTGTCAACGATTGACGGGGGAACTTATTAATGACCACGATTAAACTTAAGAATGGTTCTGGCGCACCAACGTCTGGGGATCTTGCTCAAGGTGAACCCGCATTAGATCTGACTAACAAGCGTCTGTATACAGAAGACTCAGGCGGTACTGTTATCGAAGTAGGTACTAATCCCGGTACTGACGTAACCTTTGCTGATAACCGTAAGGCTATCTTTGGTGCTGGCTCTGACCTACAGATTTACCATGATGGGTCTAATAGTTATGTTAGTGACCAAGGAACTGGAAGCTTGTTTATCACAGGCGCATCCAATATGTATTTGCAGAACGGCTCTTCTGAAACCTTCTTGGATGCAACAACTAACGGTTCGGTTCGCCTGTTTTACGACAACTCACTCAAGCTTGAAACAACCTCCACAGGCATCGACGTAACTGGCACAGTTGTTTCTAACGGTTTAACGCTAGAAAATAATGCTGAATATTTAAAGGTAACAAACTCTAGCGGAAGTGCTACTAGAGCGTTTGGTGTAAATTCCGCAAATAATCTGTACATCGGCGGTATTGATGCCGACATAGGCCCAATATTATTTGTAGACAATGGAGCTACTCTAGCAACACTAGGCCCAACAGGCATCGACGTAACTGGCACAGTTGTCAGCGATGGTGTTCAGTCTACAGATGGTGATATTAAAGTTACAACTTCAGGTTCTTTTGTTGGTTTTAATTCTCAACGAGCAGGGGTTCCAAGTTCTGGCGGCTATCAACTTGGAAGGCTGAACTTTGACGCTTATAGCACAGGTACAACATTTGTATCTGGAGCGTCGATACAATCATTTTCAGATGGTGCGGCTTGGACATCTTCCAGCACTCCTGCATACCTGTCTTTGCAAACAACGCCATCAGGAAGCACATCCTTAAAAGAAAGGCTTAAAATAGCTAACAACGGAGACATCAGCTTCTACGAAGACACTGGCACGACTGCGAAGTTGTTCTGGGATGCTTCTGCGGAGTCGTTGGGTATCGGCACTAGCAGTCCAGACTCTGCTTTAGTAGTTCAAGGCGGACAAGGAACTTACGCACAAATAAAAGACGGAACAGTTACCACATTATTGCAAGCAAGAGGCCAAGATAGTATCGGCGTTGTTGGAACTTTATCTAACCATGGCTTTGGTTTTTTTACTAACTCAACAGAACGCATGCGCATCGACTCTAGCGGTAATCTTCTGGTTGGTAAGACATACACTGCCGCATCCATAGCAGGACAAGAGTTACGGGCTGGAGGATATACAGCATTTACAAGAAGCGGAGGTAATCCATTAGAACTAAATAGGCTAACGTCTGATGGAACCATTGTTAACTTCAGCAAAGACGGCACCTCAGTCGGTAGTATTGCTACCACATCAAGCAGACTTTCAATCGGCTCTAATGATGTTGGTTTGTTCTTTGACAGCACAAACGAAAGATTTACTCCGATTGACCAAACTAACCAAACTGACAGAGATGCCGCTATTGACTTGGGGTACGCCTCAAGCCGCTTCAAAGACCTTCACCTGTCAAACGGGATAAATCTTGGCGGTAATTCGGCTGAGATTTTAGAAGCTAGAACGGAAACAGGGTTTGTTAAATTAACTGCTTCGCATTCTGGCGGCGGCTCTAACAGTGCGGGATTTATTTTCCGAACACGTAATGGGACTGCTGGAACAAACGAAAAAATGAGGCTGACCAAGGAAGGCAACTTGCTGGTTGGTACTACTGATAGTACGCCAAATGGTTTATCTATATCAGGGGCTATCGTAGCCTTCAATGACGGAACAAGATATGCAATCTCTCTTGCAACAAACACATCAGCAACATCTACAGCCGCCGCCATTAGTAATACAAATGGCTTAGTTGGTACTATTACAACTAGCGGCTCATCAACAGCCTACAACACTTCATCAGACCAACGCCTCAAAGAAAACATCGTAGACGCACCTTCTGCTTCTGAGGACATTGATGCTATCCAAGTACGTTCGTTCGACTGGAAGGCTGACGGTTCACACCAGAAGTACGGCATGGTTGCTCAGGAGCTACAAAGCGTTGCACCAGAGGCAGTGTCTGAAGGCGCAACCGAAGAAGACATGATGGGCGTAGACTACTCAAAGCTAGTACCTATGCTTGTAAAAGAAATTCAATCACTACGTGCCAGAGTTGCACAACTTGAAGGAGAAGCCTAATGGCTACATGGACTATCGCAAACCTTGAGCGTAACGTGGCAGACGGCGGTGTAACCGTTGCACACTGGCGTGTTACTGAATCTGAAACTGTTGGTGACGACACATTCACTGCATCCTCATACGGCACTGTAGGCTTTACACCTGACGCTGATGCTGACGGCTTTGTAGCTTACGATGACCTTACTGAGTCTGCTGTACTGGCATGGGTACACGAGTCAGTCGATCAGGATGCTACTGAGGCGGCA